AAGGAAGAGGCAGAGCGTCTAGGTATTACCAAGGATTCCGATTCTTCCAAGTATCGTGAATTCTGTCAGGAACTTGGTGCTCGTAAGCGCACGGAGGATTCTGACTACTGGGTTACAAAAACCTATGAAGCCATTCAGGAATACATGATCAAGGAGATTGACAATAAGCGTGAGAAAAAGACTCATTATGAGTATGTCATTATTCAAGATGATGTACGCTACATGAATGAGCTTGCACTTGGTCGTGACCTTGTTGCAACTCAAATCTTTCTTTCTGCTGGGAATCGATTACTTGAAGAGCATAACTCAGACTGGAGAAGTCACGAAAGTGAAGTAATGGGTAATGCTGTAGAAGCATCGTTAAATAAAGCCAATAACGAGTACGATGCCTTATTTGATGTTATTGTAACAAACGATGGTAACTTAGAAGATTTAAATTATCTTGTAACCCATGGAATTAAATACTGGCTTGATCTTGGTTATCTTGAACTAGAGGAATACAGTGAAGAAACCAACTGAAGCCATTCTCGACGGCGATATCATTGCCTATAGGGCGGCTTTCTGGGCTGATTCTGAAGGTGTAGATAACCTAGAGGGACGAATTCGAGAAGATATTCGTAACTGGACTCCCGAGGGTGTAGACACGGTGTACATTGCTATGTCTTGCCCTAGGTCCAATAACTATAGAAGAATCTTCTGGCCTGAGTATAAGAGACATCGGGAGGATTTCAAGTCTCCTGATTCCATGAAGTATGCTATCGAAGAGATTTACTCATCTGGTAAGACAACCAGATGTGTTAATAGACTAGAGGCAGACGACCTAATTGGAATGCTTGTGTCTTCTGGTCAAGCAATTGGGGTTACAGTTGATAAGGATCTTCGTCAAGTTCCTGGGTGGCATTGGAATCCTGATAAGGAATCCGAGCCTTACGAGGTAACTGAGGATGATGCCAATCAATACTTTTACCAACAATGGATGACTGGGGATACCACCGATAATATCTGGGGACTGTGGAAGGTAGGTCCAGCCAAGGCCAAGAAGATCCTAGCTGCCCATCCTAAAGAAGATTGGGATCAGGTTATTATGACCATGTACCAAGAAGAGGATTGGTCCAAGCGTCCTGAAAATAAACGTCCTGTAGATATGTATCGAAAGGACTTTGCCCTAGCCCAAGCTAGGTGTGTTCGTATCCTTCGTAATGGTGATTACGACAAGGATAATTCAACAATCAACCTGTGGTGTCCAAATAACCACGGAGTTAGAAACATTTTAGACTTAGATAAGGGAGTTATCAATGAGCAAGATATTTGAAGATTTCGTAGCTACCGACAAATATTGTCGCTGGCTACCTGAGCAGAATCGCAGAGAGACATGGGACGAGGCTGTAGATCGTTACTTTGATTATTTAATTAATCGTCTTGATCTTAGCAATAAGGTACCCATTGAGGAGATGCAAGAGATTGGTAAGATTCGTCAGGCTATGAAGGATCGCCAAGTATTCGGTTCCATGCGGGCTTTAATGACCGCTGGTCCAGCTCTTGATAAGGATGATGTAGCAGCGTATAATTGTTGTTACGTTGCCATCAAGGGTGTATCTGATCTATCCAATATCCTGTATACCTTAGCCTGTGGTACTGGTGTTGGATTCTCTGTTGAAAAGCATAATGTAAATGAACTGCCAAAGGTTCATGAAACAATCATCAAGACTGATCGATCCATCATTGTAGAGGACTCCCGAGAAGGATGGGCAAAGGCTTACCAGCAATTTGTCAATCATCTATACAACGGACATCATCTTAATGTGGATACTAGTCAAATCAGATCAGCAGGAGCCAGACTAAAGACCTTTGGTGGTCGAGCATCTGGTCCAGAACCATTCATTCGGCTAATCAAGTTTACCGCCAATATCTTCTATGAAGCCCGTGGTCGTAAACTAAAGCCAATTGAGGTACACGATCTGGTTTGTCAGATTGCGGATTCAATTATCTCAGGTGGGGTACGGCGTTCGGCTCTTATCTCCCTAAGTGATCTTAATGATTATGAAATGGCTCACGCCAAGAGTGGCCCCTGGTGGGAAAAGGGAGGACATCGTGCACTTGCAAACAACTCAGCCGTCTACACATCAAAGCCAGACATGGGTTCGTTCATGCAGGAATGGGCATCGTTGTACAACTCCCGATCAGGTGAACGTGGTATCTGCAATAGAGAAGCTATGCAGAAGATCGCAGAAAAGGTTGGACGCAAGGCAGATTACGAGTTTGGAACTAATCCCTGTTCAGAGATTATCCTGCGTCCTAATCAGTTCTGCAATCTTTCTACAGTAGCGGTACGACCTGATGATCAAGCTCCCCAGCTAATTGATAAGATTCGCTATGCCACCATCCTAGGTACTCTCCAGAGTGCCCTTACTAACTTTACTTTTTTTGAATCCCAGAACAATCAATCCTTCAAGGACAACTGCGAAGAGGAGAGACTACTGGGTGTATCCATGACTGGTATCTTTGACAACAACCTAACCAATGGTGGTCAGGGTCCAGAAGAACTTCAGAAACTACTTGGAGCACTGAGATTTGTTACTAGAAAAGTTAATGAGAAGTGGGCTGGTTATTTGGGAATCAATTCATCCAAGTCTATTACCTGTATTAAGCCAGAAGGAACAACCAGCTGTGTTGCTGGTACTGCTTCTGGACTTCATCCTCGCTACAGCAAGTTCTATATCCGTCGAATTAGAATGGATAAGAATTCACCTATGGCAAGATTCATGATTGATTCTCAGATTCCTTATGAACCCTGTGTGATGAAACCAGACCATACCTTGATTTTCTCATTCCCAATCAAGGCTGACTTTGGAATTACAGAACAACAAATTAATGCCATTGGTCATTTGAACCTTTGGTTAGCGTATCAATTATGGTACTGTGATCACAAGCCAAGTATCACAGTCAACTATACAGATGATGAGTTCTTGCATATCGGTGGTTGGTTGTGGAAGCATTGGAATCTTGTGTCTGGTATTTCCTTCTTACCGAAGGATAACCATGTATATCAGCAAGCACCATTCGAGGCTATCTCAGAAGAGGTATACAACTCAATGAATGATGCAATGCCCAGCAACGTCGATTTCAATCTCCTGTCTCAGTACGAGCAGGAAGATACAACCACTAATGCCCGCACCCTAGCCTGTACGGCTAATGGTTGTGAGCTAACCTAAGGAGTATACCATGCCTAAGCTTGTTGTTGAATCCGAATACGATATGGATCAGGCGTTAGCCGAGACTATGAAACTAGTTAAGCTAAAGTCCTGTACATTGAATGTTGGATTTAATAATATGGGAATGGTGAATATATTTCTGGACAATCTTCAACAACAACTCGTTGAAAATAAGATTATTCCAGGAGAAAAAGATTTTCATTTGAATATAATAGTGAAAGAAAAATCCAATGACGAGACTTGATCTATTGATGCTAAAGTATAAGGCGGGGTCCATCACGGACCCTGACCTTAAACTTTGCTTAAGCTACATACACAGTTTACAGTTGAGTAAATACAATGAAAGACAACCTGAGAATATCGAAAGAGTTGATCCAGTACCTGGAGAAGACAATAATCCTAAGCCCAGACGATTTAAAGCACAAAGACTTTGATCGTGGCTTTAAAGCTGGTCAACTAGAAGTGTTGTCTAAACTGCGAGTTCTTTTAGAACAGCAAGAAAGGAAAAATCCACATGGGTAAAAAAGGTGGTGGTGCCATGAACACCGATGTTGCAGGAGCAATGCGTCAGCAAGAAGAAATGCTAAATAGACAAATGCAAATGCAACAGCAATATCAACGAGAAGCTGAAGAGCGTATGCGAGTTGAACGCGAACGAGAAAGACAAAATGAATATCTCCGTCGTCAAGAAGCCGCAAGCAAAAAAGAAGAATCACTTGTTAAACAAGAACGCCAAGAAGCCGCTGTATTTAGAGAAATGACTGGTCAATCCAAAGAAGATACAAGTGACTTTGGTGGTGGGTTTAATTTAGCTATGCCTACTATTGAACGACCAGATTACGAACGAGAAGATAGACCAATCTAAGGAGAGATAAATGAATTCTGAAAAGACTATTAAAGATAGGTGGTGGATTCTCAATGCAAAACGAGAAACCAAATTAAACAAATCAAGAGCATGTTCAGCTCTTACTGTACCAACATTGCTACCATATCAATCTCTTACTGGAGAGGATAATCTTTTTCAGACTTATTCATCTGTTCAATCCAGAGGCGTTACTTCCCTAGCAAGTAAAATCCTCAGTGTTCTTATTCCACTAAACGATACTCCTTTCTTTTCTTTTGGTTTAAGGAATGGAAGAGAACCCACACCCGAGATTGCAGAATATCTTAATAAGCTTTCTTTTCAGGTATATCGAAAATTAATTTCAAACAACCTAAGAGAAATTTCCTATTTAGCTATGCAACATCTTATTGTTATTGGTGATGTATTACTTGTAATGGAAGACGATTATAGTTTCCGTGTTATTCGTCTTGATCAGTTTGTTGTGCGTCGAGATGTAAATGGATCAATCAAAGAATTTATTTATCTTGAGTTCATTTCACCAAGCAACGAGGAGGCTGCCAGTGCCTATGATTTCCTTTCGGGTGAGGAAAAACAAACAGGTTATAAAACGGTATATATCCGAGTCTCGCAAACCGAAGAAGGTCAATGGGAAGTTGAAAAAGAACTGGATGGACAGACTATCGACAGAGGTTATTATTCTATTCTTCCTTATGTTATACTTCGTTGGGCTAGTGTTTCTGGAGAAGATTATGGACGTTCACATGTCGAAGATATATACTCTGACATCAGGACGTTAGAGTCCTATAGTCGTGCTATGATTCAAGGTATGGCAGCAGGATCTACTTTCTTTATGGGCGTTGATCCAGCTGGAATTACTGAAATTGATGACTTATCTGGTGCTAGTAATGGACAGTGGGTGGGTGCTCGTAAACAGGATGTATTTGTAATTACTCCAGGTGAAACAATTAATCCACAACTACAAGCATGTGCTTCTGCTGTTGACAATATGCGTAAAGAAGTGGGACAAGGTTTCTTATTGCAGACCGCAGCAATGCCAACTGGAGATCGTGTAACTGCTACGGCTGTACGGGCAGTAGGAAACGAACTAGAAACAATCCTAGGTGGTACTTTCTCCGCAATTGCTAGAGACTTTATGGTACCAATTATTAGAAGAACAATCTATCTTATGATTGAG